CATGGCGCCGACGAAAATTCCCTTCTACAAGCCAAACGTCTTTCCCGTGGTTCTTCAGAAGAATGTCTCCGTTTACGGCCAGCTTTTGGGCGACTCCGACGTGGACAAGATCGAGGACCAGCAGAACACCACCAACCGGATATCCAAGAAGATCATCGACCGGATCATCAAGGCGGGGACCCGGATCACCCTGCCGGACCGGGCGGACTTCAGAGTGGACCCGGAGGACGGGGAAAAGTGGCTCATCCGTGACGCGGCGGAAAAGAGCATGATCGACGTATACGAATTCAAGGGCGACCTGGAATACGAGCTGCTGTACCGGGCGCAGGTTTACGAGGAAGGGCGGCAGGCGCTGGGCATCACGAATTCCCTTCAGGGACGGGAGGACGACACCGCGCAGTCTGGCGTTGCCAAGCAGTTCGCGGCGGCGCAGTCCGCCGGGCGGCTGGAGTCCAAGCGGGTAATGAAGAACGCGGCCTACGCAAGGCTCTTCGAGCTCATCTTCAAATTCCGGCTGGCTTACGCGGATGAGCCGCGGCCGGTGGTTTCCAGGGACGACAAGGGCAACGCGAAGTACGACGCCTTCGACCGCTACGACTTTTTGGAGCAGGACGCGGCGGGGGAGTGGTACTGGAACGACCAGTTCCTCTTCTCCTGCGACGCCTCCGCGCCGTTGGCGAACAACCGGTCGGCTATGTGGCAGGAGATCACGGCGCACCTGCAGGCGGGAGCTTACGGCGATCCGGCGCAGATAGATACGCTGATTCTTTACTGGACCAAGATGGAGCTTCTGCACTATCCGGGAGCAGGGGAGACGAAGAAGTACCTGGAGGAGAAGCAGGAAAGACAGCAGGCGGCTATGGCGGCGCAGACTCAGGCCGCCGCACTGGCGGGAAACACGCCGGGGACAGGAGCGCAGGCAACAGGCGGGGCGCAGCAAAAGGCCGCGCAGATGGCGGAGCAGGACGTTTTGCGGGCGGTGGACGAGCAGGCCAGGCAGGACGCCGCGGCGGCCGCGCAGACACAGCGATAAGGGTATTACCGCTTTTAGCGGCATATCAATTCTCTACGGAAGGAGGCGCACGGTATGGCGAACAACGGGTACGTCGGAAAGATTTCCAATTCCGGGACGATGAACGTCAAAGCCCCCAATCAGACCACAAGCACCAAGACGGGCACGGTGAAGACCGGGGACGACATGAGAAACGGCAATAAGTAATCACACAATACACGAAAACCAGCTTCCACACCCTAGGACGAGGGGAAGAGTCCGACCCATGGAACAGGGCAAAAATCCGGAAAGGGACAGGCAATGGAAGATATCAATTACGATGAATTATTCGGAGTTGAGAGCGCCGAAAACGGCCAGGGAGATAACGCCGGCTCTGGTTCGGAGGCAGCGCCTGAAGGCGGAGACGCCGGAGGGGAAGGCGGGAAAGCGCAGGCCTCGGTAAAGACGCAGGAAGATAAAGAATGTTCGGATGGGGACGGGGAAAGCTCCGCCAGCGAAGAGGGCCAGGAAGAAAAGAAGGATGAACTGACCCCCGAGGAAAGGGCCAAGAACGCGGCCCGCAGGCGCAAGGCTGAGATTGACGCGGCGGCGGAAAAGGCTCGGAAGGAAGAACGGGAAGTCAACAAAAAACAGTGGGATGAGTTCTTCGCCGGCGCGAAGCTCAAAAATCCGCTGGACGGGAACAAGCCCATTGCCAGCCTGGAGGACTTTAAGGCCTACCAGGAGAAATTCCAGCAGGACCAGCTTCAGAAGCGCCTGAAGGCCGGGAAGCTGACGCCGGAGGATCTGGGCAAGGTCGTAGCCGAAACCGACGTCATGAAGAAAGCCCAACAGATCGTCGAGCGGGCGGAGGCAGAGGAGAAGAAAGCCAAGGACGCCCAGACCCAGGCGAAGATCGACAAGGAGATCCAGGACATCGGGAAGCTGGACCCGTCCGTCAAGTCCATGGAAGACCTCCTGAAGATGGAACGGCACGCGGAGTTTTACGATTTCGTGAAGCGCGGATATTCCTTCTATGACGCTTTCCGGCTCGCAAACTTCGACAAGCTGACCCAGAACGCCCAGGCGGCGGCAAGACAGCAGGCCCTCAACCGGGTGAGCAGCATGGACCACCTGACGCAGACCACCACGCGGGGCGCGGGCGCGGTCACAGTTCCGTCCGACGAGATGGAACTTTACCGGGAAATAATGCCGGACGCCACCGACGCGGACATCCAGAAGCATTACAACAGCTACATTGGAAAACAGAAAAAATGAGCCGCGTCGCGGTACAGGCACGCGGCCAGACAACGAAAGGAAGGATTCACATGTTTACACTTTTCAGCACCGACGACGGCCGCGTGCCGCCCATCGAATACCTCCCCTGCGGCGCCATCACTCCCAAGCTCGGCATGGCGCTCTACCAGACGAGCGGAAACCTGGCCATTGCATCCGGAGCCAACGACGCTACCTACATGAGCATGGTGGAGAAGGCCGCCGCCTGCACGGCGGGCGACCTCATTCCCGTGGTGAAGATCCAACCGGACCAGGTTTGGGAAGCACCCAAGGACAGCACCAACGCCATGACGGTCGGCACCGCCTACGACGTGGCATCCGGAGGCCTCCTAATCGACGACAACGGCTCCACGGGCGCCAATTTCCAGGTGAATTTCGTCGAGGCCAGCGCGTCGGGTTCCAAGGTGCGCGGCCGTTTCATCACGTTCGCGTAAGCGGGCGGATACTTAACGAGAGGAGATTATTAAGATGGGCATGACTTTTACCGAGGGTTCGGGCGTAAACGACAGCATTTTCGGAAAATCCCAGGCTCCGATCCGCATGTTCCTGGAGAAGCGCGGCGAGCAGTTTGAGAAAGAATCCATCGTCAAGACCCTTTTCAACATGGGAAAGAGCAAGCATTACGGCGAGAAACTTACCTCCATGACCGCCATGGACGGCTTCCAGGCGGTGGGCGAGAACGGGAATTACCCTACCGACGGAATGCAGGAGGGCTACAGCAAGACTCTGGAGCACATGACCTGGAAGGACAGCTTCGCCATCTCCCGCGAGGCCATCGAGGACGCGAAGCTCATGGACCTCAGAAAGAAGCCCCAGGCCTTTGTGACCGCCTATTACCGCACCCGCGAGAAATTCGGCGCGGCCCTTCTGGGCGGGGCCATCATCGGAGGCACCAGCGTTTCCTTCCACGGGAAGAGCTTTTCCATCACCGCGGCGGACGGCCTGGCGCTCTTCCACGCTGCGCATACGGCAAAGGTGAAGGGGGACACACAGTGTAACCTTTACTCCGATGCCTTTTCCGCCGACGCGCTGGGCATGGCCGAGGTCATCATGCAGAAATACAGGGGAGACAACGAGGAGATTCTGGACGTGGCCCCCGACACCATCCTGATCCCCAACGACTTCACCCTGAAAAAGACCGTGTTCGCGGCCATCGGCGCAGACAAGGACCCCGAGACGGCCAACAACGGCTTTAACTACCATTACGGGCGCTGGAACGTGATCTGCTGGCCCTACCTGAATCAGTTCATCACCGCGAACACCTCGCCCTGGGTGCTGCTGGATTCCAAGTACAACGATGCCTACGGCGGCGCCGTGTGGCTGGACCGCACCGAGCTGGAAGTGCGCTCCACCATTGACGAGGGCACCGACGCCAACGTCTGGCGCGGTTACGCCCGGTTCATCGCGGGGTTCAACGACTGGCGCTTCGCCATGTGCGGCGGCGTTAGCGGCGCGACCGCCCTGTCCTGACGGGAGGGAGACGGATGAGCACTCCTAAGACCAAGCTTACCGCACTGGAGCTGGACGAGGACCTGAATGTGGGCGGTGACCTCAACGTCACCGGAGCAGCGACCATTCCCGCCCACGAAAAGTGGGTGGAGCTGGGCAGCGCCGCCTATAACACCGAGGGGATCGCCGACGGTGTGACGCTCTACACTCTGCCTGCGGGAACGGTCCTCACCGGCGCTTCCTGCAAGGTGACGGCGGCCTTTGAAGGCGGGACGCCGGTCATCACCCTGGGCACGGCAGCCACCGCCGACGCACTGCTGGCCTCCGCCGACGTGACCGAGGGGACCGCCGGGACCTATTACAAGGCGGCCGCGCTGGTGGGCGCCACGGGCGGCACGGCGATCAAGGCGGCGGTTACCAACGTGGGCACCGGGACGGCGGGCACCGCGACCTTCTACGGCCGTGTTGTGAGCATTTAAAGAAAGCGGGCGGCGGTTTCTGAGCCGCCGCCCATCTTTTCATAAGCGGGGGATGCATTATGACCATCGAGGCCATTATCGACAAGGTGGACGCACTGAAGCCCAACGCGTTTACCAACGCCCAGAAGTTCTCATGGCTGAACACGCTGGAAGGGAAGATACAGACGGAAATCTGGCTGGTGCCCGCGGGGGAAATCAGGCAGTACACGTCCTATGAAGCCGAAAAAAGCACGGTGCCGCTGGTGAAGGCACCCTATGACGAGCTTTACGTCTGGTACATCTGCGCCATGGTAGACCTCTTTAATGGCGAGACGAACAGGTACCAGAACACAATGCAGGTCTATAACAGCATGGCGGGAGATTAAACCCGCTGGTTCGTCTCCACCTATGACCCGGCGCAGGTGAGCGAGATGGAGTACACCCTGCTGGGCACTGTAGACTATGACGCCGAGTCCGGGGTGGCCGCGCTGCTTTATACCCTGCCCGCAAACGCCCTTCTGCTGCGGGTGGTGTGCGTTGTGCATTCGGCTTTTGACTCGGGAACCTCGGATCTGCTGATGCTGGGAACCTCAGATGACGCCGACGAGCTTATGGCCGCCGGGGACATCGACGAGACGGCTGAAGGCACCTACACGAAGACGGCATATTTGGTGGGAAGCGCGGCCGGGACGGGCATTTACGCCACGCTCACCAAGACCGGTACTGAGGCGACCGCAGGACAGGCCACGTTCTACGGGCGGGTGCTAAAGGCAAGAAGGTAAGGGGGACATATGACAGCTGATAAAGTAATTGCAGCGGCGGCGCGGTACATCGGCGTGAAGGAGTCGCCGCCCAACAGCAACAAGGTTCTCTTTAACACCGCCTATTATGGGCGGGAGGTGAGCGGTTCGGCCTATCCCTGGTGTTGTGCCTTTCTGTGGTTCGTTTTCCGGGAGGCCGGGGCCTCGGAGCTGTTCTACGGAGGAGGGAAGACGGCGAGCTGCACCACTCTCATGGGGTACCACAGGAAGCTGGGGCAGTTCGTCAAGTCCGGGTACCGGCGCGGGGACCTCGCACTCTTCAACTGGGACGGCGGGACGAGCGTCGCCCAGCACATCGGGATTATTGAGAGCGTAAACGGGGACGGGACGATCAACACCATTGAGGGAAACACGGCTGTGGGCAACGATTCAAACGGCGGGTGCGTCATGCGCCGGAAGCGCAGTCCGGCCTATGTCATCGGAGCGGTGCGGCCCGCCTACACGGAGGAAAGCGAGGAAGAGGAAATGACCGGAGAGGAAATTTACAAGGCGCTCTATGAATACCTCAGGACACAGGAGTGCCCGGAGTGGGCTAAGGGAGAGTTTCAAGAAGCTATCGACATGGGGATCACCGACGGCACGCGGCCCATGGAGCTGATTCCGCGCTACCAGGCGGCCATCATGGCGAAGCGGGCGGCGCAGAAATGAAAAAGCGTAAATGGGAATGGTCAAAGATCATCTGCCTCGTGGGGGCGGTCATGGGCTTTCTTATCGTCCAGGAGTGCTTTTACCTCATGTACCGGATGATTATTGCCGGGTACACGGCCACCGCCGCGTGGCTGACCGCGGGCGTCGGAGTGGGCGAGGCGGTTATCATAGCCTGCATCAACGGGTACCTGTCTCTCTGCAAGGTGGACCACGCGGCAGGCGGAATAACCTTTGAGGCGGCTAAGGCAAAGAATTTCGGCGCGGATGAATCCATCTGATTTTTTATAACAGGAGGTACATATTATGCTGGAAACCATCCAGAACATTGTCATAACCCTTATTCTGGCGCTTACTTTCACCCTCCTCGCCTGGCTGCTCCGGACCCGGAAGCAGCAGATCCTCACCGTCGTGGCGAACCTCATCCAGGAGGCGGAGCAGGCTATCCAGGGGAGCGGGCTCGGGACGGAGAAGAAAACCAAGGTCGTTGCTCAACTGGAGGCCATGGGGAGTACCGTAAACACCTGGCTGAGTTCGCAGATCGACAATATCGTCAAATACTTAAACGAAAAAAGCGGCTGGTTTGCGAGCTCGGCGGGAGACAAGACCAAGGCGGCGCTTGAGGAAGCGGCGGAGAGCCTTTCGGAAACGGAGGGATAACTATGCCGGCGGAGGTTTTGGTGGCGGTGCTCTCAATGATAGGCACGGCGATCGGGGCGTTGGGCGGCATACTGGCCTCCGCCAAGCTTACCAACTTTCGCTTATCCCAACTCGAGAAGAAAGTGGATGAGCACAATAATTTTGGAAAACGTATCCCGGTCGTCGAGGAGCAAATCAAGGTAATAAACCACCGAATAGAGGACCTGGAGCGCAGCAACGAAAAGCGCCTTGTGAACGTCGAGGGCAAATAGCATGAGAACCGGACGGCCTGGAGACAGGCCGCCCGAGTCGGATTAGGGAAGGGAAGATGGATCATGCCGTCCGGTTTTCTTCAAGCTGATATCAGCTTTCCCGTTTTTAAAGGGAACGAGAGCACAGATCAGAAGCTCTCAAAAGTACAAAACTACCTGTTCATGCTGCTGGAGCAGCTTCGCTACACACTGGCGAACCTGGACACTTCCAACTGGAATACATCCGCCCTGAGCGATTTTATCGACGAGATCAGGGCTGGAATCGTGGTGGCGGACACGGTTATTTCCAATGTGGTTATTACGAACGTGCTGACGGCCGACAAAGCAACAATAGCGGAGCTGACGGTGGATCAGCTGGACACGTCGGACAAGGTCCAGAAGTATCTCGCCGCAGACACGACCGACGATAATTTTCAAAGAATCTACAATCAATTTCATGAACTTGTCACGGCAAGCACGGACGGAAACGACGAGGAGAAAGTGCAGGCCACCAACCGGAACGGAACTCCGCTATATTGGACGGACGCTACACATGCGGCGGCCACCACGGACGTGACAAGCTATCCGGTATATACCTACCTTTACAGCGAACAAATCAAATGGAAGGTATTTTTTTATGAATATACGACGGGTATCTATGCCCCGGCCATGAAATGGGGCGCGGGGGCTCCGGAAAACGCCTCATATGATTCCTGCCTGATGTACAAGATCCAGGGCGCGTTTTATATCGTTATGACGGACGCTGATGGGACGGAGTCCACCATCTGCCTCACCGACTTCGTGGACGCCAAAATGCGGCGGATCAAGACCGTTTCCATCGACAAGACAGCCGGGGAAATCTCGGTGCTTATGGAGGGAGAAACCACCGCGCAGACGCTCACTTATACCGAGGACGACAGCAGCATGACCTTCACCTGGCCGGACGGGTATTCGGCCACGGTATCCATCAGTTAGGAGGCGGGGAGTTTGGCTTTAACGGACGCGGACAGGCTTCAGATGACGGCCGTGGCGATGATGCGGCATAGCGTGTTTACCGGGAAAAACGCGCTGATTGCACAGCCGGTATATACGCAATCTTTCTCCGTAACGGACTACCTTACTCCGAACTTCACATTTACGCCGGGTGATTATGTCAGCGCTCCGGCGTACAGCTATACGATTACATAGGAGGGCTTATGAAGATCAGAGAATTTCAACTCGACAAGCTTGCCCGCGCCCGTGAGCTTCAGGATGAGGCGGCGGCGTTACATATTCCGGTCCCGGTGATGTCCTGGGAGTATGAAATCAGGGACAAGGACGGAAACATTGAGGAAAAAGGCATTGGAAAGGCAAATAGCTTTACAAGAAATGCATTAAATATACTAGCTTACGATGTTGGGCTTTCAGCATATAGTGCAAATTATTCTTCAGCTTTTGGAGATGGGATTATATCAGTTAAAAGTACAAGTGGCAGTATATATTCATTATCGAATTATGCAGGAAGATATACCTCCTCCAATGACGGTACCCTATATTGCGGTACTTCAGCAGCAGCAGAGAGCCTTGATAGTTATGAATTACCATCGAGTGGACTTACTCCTGCTGGAAACTCAGTATCTTCTTTTTTTAATACAACTACCCGAAAATTAATAACTACCCTATCGCGTTCATTTTATAATGGAACTTCTGCTTCTATTGACATTGTAGAGGCCGGAATCAGAGAACAAATAGGAAGTGGATATTTTATTTTAGCTGTAAGGGATGTATTCGACGCCATTTCTGTTGCTGCCGGAGAAACTTTGACATGGACATATGTCACGGAAGTGTCATATCCAAACCCGTAAGGAGAATGCTTATGAAACTGCCGGCAATGAAATACACCGACGGGATCGGGAAAACTACGCAGGTGAAATTCGGAGGTTATCACCACAGCCTCGCCGCCGGGGACGGCGAAATATACGACATGGAAAACATGACGAGCCTGTATTACCCTCTACTCTCCCCGCGGCCGAAGCGCAGGCTCCTCACCACGCTTACCACGCCAAACGGAATTTTCGGGCGGGACAAGCTCTGCTGGGTGGACGGAACGAGCTTTTACTATGACGGGGTTCTGAAGGGCGCCGTGACGGACGGAATTAAGGCCTTCGCCGCTATCGGCGCTTACATCGTGATATTCCCTGACAAGAAGTATTTCAATACGGCGGAGGACGAATTCGGGAGCCTGGAGAGCACCTACACCGGCGCGGCGACCTTTCAGGACGGCACGCTATATGAAGAGGCCGCGGAGGCGAACACCATCTACTGCTCGGGCGTCACATGGAGCGACTACTTCAAAGTGGGCGACGCCGTGACCATATCCGGATGCACTTCGCTCACCGACAACAACAAGACGCCCGTCATCCGGGAGATCGACGGGGACGAGATGCACTTCTATGAGAACGTCTTTGAGAACGGTACCGAATCGGCCGTGACCATCAAGCGGGTTGTCCCAGATATGCTCTATCTCTGCGAAAATGAAAACAGGCTCTGGGGATGTATAGGAAACACCATTTACGCCTCAAAGCTGGGAGACCCCTTCAACTGGAACGTGTTCGACGGGCTCTCCACCGACAGCTGGTCCGTGGACGTGGGCTCCGCCGAAAACTTCACCGGGTGCGCCGCCTTCCTGGGGTACCCGGTTTTCTTCAAACCGGGGCAAATCTGCAAGATATACGGCTCCATCCCAACCAACTTCCAGGTGATGGCGAGCGCCACAATGGGGATTGCCGAGGGAAGCTGGCTTTCTCCCGCGATAGCCGGGGAGACGCTTTTCTACCTCTCCCAGAACGGGCCGGTCGCCTACACGGGAGGCATTCCGACTTTGCTGGGCGAGGCCTTCGGAACCGACCGGTACAAAAACGGCTACGGGGGCTCGGATAGGAAAAAATACTACCTCTCCTTGAAGGATCAGGAGGGAGTATGGCACCTGTTCGTCTACGACACATCCCTGGGGCTATGGCACCGGGAGGACAGCGTGCAGATTTTGGGCTTTGCGTACTCGGACTCCAACCTCTATTTTCTCACCGATGCGGGGGAAATCTGGATCACCGGGAACATCACGGAGCCGCCGGAGGCCTCAACGGAGGAAACAGACGTTTCCTGGTACGCGGAGTTCGGGGACTTTACCGAGGGAAGCCTCAACAAAAAGAGCGTGACGAAGATCCACATGAGGCTGGAGATGGACGAGGGCGCCACAATTACTGCCTACATAAAATATGACTCGGACGTTGCCTGGACAGCGGTGAAGACAATCACTGCGGAGGACAAGCAGAGTTATTACCTGCCGATTCTTCCGAAGCGGAGCGACCACTACCGGCTGAAGCTCACCGGGACGTGCGGGTGCCGGATCTACGCCATGGCGCGGGAAACTTACGCCGGAAGCGAATTATAACAGGGGAGGGGAAAAGCATGGCAAGCACCTATACATACGACGATTTCGTAAGCGCGGCGGAAGGCTCGGGCCTTTTATCCCAATTCTCGCAGTATGACCTGGACCTGGCAAAGCAGTACCCGGAATTTGGCATGTCCATTCTGTCCCTGAAGCAGGACTGGGGGTCGGCCTCCACCGACGAGGCCAAGGCACTCATCAACGCGAAGGCCAACGAGCTCCGGAGCAGCTACGGAAATTACACGGCGGGGGCCGATGGCGGCGGATACTATGCAAACGGCCTCTCGCCCGCCAGCTACCAGAGCGCCTATTCGGACGATATCGCGGACGCGCTGGACAAGGTGACAAACCGGGAGGAGTTTTCCTACGACAAGGACAGCGATCCATCCTATTCCGCCTATAAAAAAGAGTACCTGCGGGAAGGGCAGCGGGCGACTGCCGACGCCCTGGGGCAGGCGGCGACGCTCACCGGCGGGATTCCCTCCACAGCGGCCGTGACGGCGGCGACACAGGCGGGGGACTATTACGCCACCAAGCTCTCGGACATGGTGCCCACTCTCTACCAGCAGGCCTACGAGCGCTACCTGGATGAGTACAACATGGACACGAACGCGCTCTCCGCCCTCCAGACCCAGGACAACACCGAATATTCCCGGCTGCTGGATGAGGTAAGCAGCCAGCAGACCCAGCAGCAGCTTTCCAGCTCTGAGGAGCAGCAGGCGCTGGAGAACAGCGAGGTGCAGGACCAGACGGCATACGAGCGGCAGCAGGATGCCTTCAACAATGCGATGACCATTCTTTCGGGTGGGGCGATGCCCGACGCTAATCTGCTGGAGGAGGCGGGAATCTCCCAGACGACGGCGCAGGCGCTCCTCTCCGCGGTGAAGGCGAAGGCGGCGGCGAAGACGAGCGGGAGCGGAAGCGGAAGCACATCTGGAGAATCTGACGCCGCGAAGGCCTTCAAAAGTGGAGACCAGTCAGACAGCGTCATCAAGGCGCTGCTGGACGAAGGGTACACACAGATGCAGATTGAGGCCGCGGGATATACGGGAGATTACTTCAAAAACAGCAGCAGCGGGGGAAACAAGCCTTCGACCACACCGACTTCTTCCTACGGAACGTCTTACAGCAACATCTGGAAGACGGCCAGGAGCATGAAGGATGCCGGGAAGAGTGACGCGGATATTATGGCGTACCTTGACCGGTTCGACGCAACACAGCTCACGGACGCAGGGCTCGACTACATCATGCAGCACCTCAATATATCCGGGGCACGGGAGGGATAACATTGTCCAGAACAACCGACTATCTCGCCAAATTAGGGAAGACAACCACCGGAACGGGGAGCAGAACGGAAAAATACCTTGCGCAGCGTGGCATAACACTGAAGACCTCTCCCGCCGAGGCTGCACCCGTGGGCAGCGCGGCCGGGACGCCGGCGAGCACCAGCGAGAGCGGCATCCGGCAGGAGCTGGAGGAGATCAGGACGCGGGAAGCAAATGCGCAGCGCGACATGCTGGCCCTCTCCGGGGCCGAGGCAGGCGGATTCCCCAGCCAGGAGCAGCAGGAGAAGATCAGGCAGATACAAAGCGCCTTTGCAACGGATGAGGCACGTAAGAAGGAACTGGAGGGGCAGCTTTCGGGCATTACCTCCGGAGGCGATTACATAAACAATAGCTGGAGCCGCTGGATGGAGCTGGCTTCCCTGGACCGGGCGCTGACCGATTCGGAGAAGGCGGAGGCAAAGAATGCCGCCGAGACACTTAACAGCGCGGCTGGGGATCTGCGCGGCTTCTTCATGCAGGGTTCCGACGAGGACAAGAGGACGGCGAACGATTACAGCTCGCTCGCCGCCATGCTGTATAACAGGTCCAGCACGGCCGGGGCCGTGGCGGCCGGCGCGATCTCGGCGGTGCCGTTCGCGCAGAAGGCTATTGAGAGAGGCCAGACGGCGGGGAAAAATGACAAGTACCTTGATGCAGTTTTCGGAGACGAGCAGCTGAAGGGGACGCTAAAAGAGAACAATTCCTTACAGGATACTTATAATGCAAATCCGGCGGCCTACACGGCCGGGAATATTGGTATGAACATCGCGATGCTCACCGGCGCCTCCGGCGCGGCAAAGAGCGTGCTCGGAGGGATATCGGGCTTTTCAAAGCTCGCGCCGTGGATCAGAAACGCCATTACCGGCGCGGCGGCCTTCGGGACGCTGAGCGGGCTCCAGGCGGCGGACGACGATCTCGGAGAAGGCGCAACCACAGGAGACAAAGCGCTCCATGTACTGAAAAACACCGCCGTGGGCGCGGCGGGAGGTGCGACAGGCAGCGCGCTTGCCTCGGCCGTGGACCTGGGGACGCTGAAGATACTCTTCAAATACGGCCTGCAGAACAACGCCATTCCGGTTGCGATTGCCGGCGGGCTCACCGGCGTGGGATTTGCCGCGGGAAACACCGCCGTACAGGAAGCGGCTAAGGCTCTGGAGTACGGGAAGGACTATAAGCCGGACAAGAAGGAAATCGGAACCAACCTCCTTATCGCCTTCGGCTTCGGGACCATTCAAAGCTTCATCGAGACGTCGAAAATTTCGGCGGCAAATAAGAAGTGGATGCAGGAACGGTACGACGCACTCACCCAGGGCTACAAAAAGGCCGAGATGACCATGGCCGGGATGAGCAGCGGGGAACGAGTGAAAACCGCGCTGGAGGTGCTGGACGGAATCGATAAATTCAGGACAGGGCTTAGAAGCACGCAGATCGTGGGTGCCGGACAGGAAGTTAAAAATGTGTACGCCTACCTGGAAATGATGGAAGGCCAGATGAACAACATTGTTTCCGCCTATCAGCAGACCGCGCTGGGAGGCGGGGCGGGAAGCGTGGCTCCTGCGGCCGGTACGACCGGCGCCATCGCCCCCGTGACCGGCGGACAGGGTGGAGCAGCGGGGGAGACAGGAGCCGGACAGACGGGCGGAATCGCGACGCAGGCGGCGCTAACCGGTGAGCAGGCGGAACCATCGGGACAGGAAACCGGGCTTGTGCTTTCTAGCGGAGAAGAGCAGACGGAGAAGAAACAGAGCGGGCTCTTTATCGACGAGCGCACTTATAACGACGTGTCCAGCCGGAAGGTGAACGCCTTCCAGTTTGACAATCCGGAACTCCATGAACACTTCGCCCAGGCGGCGCGTTCCCTCTCGGGCATTCTGGACGAGAGTGTCAAAGGGGAACGGGGAGGCACTTTTGATGCCGACGGGTACCAGACGGGGAGCTGGGGTGTGAAGCGGCAGACAACGGCCGAGATCGAACGGCTGAAGGACTACGCAAACCTTTCTTACAAACAGATCCGGCAGTCGCTTCAGGACATTATCGCGAACCACGGCCAGGAGAACTATGCCGCCGCGAAAAAGGTGGAGCTGGTTCTGGACGACATGCTGACGAACGGCTATTCCGACATGAGGGGAGAGACCTTCGA